AAGAGTTGCGATAACTTATGTATTGCAGGTGGTGTTGCTTACAATGGTTATATGAATGAAGAATTTACAAAACATTACGAGAATGTATTTGTACCACCTGCTGTAGGTGATGAAGGTCAGGCGGTAGGTACGTATATGCATGCCGATTGTGTTATCAATAATAATATACACAAGTCAGAAACATTTGCTGGTATAGAATACGAACATAATGTAGGTGAAGACGCTGACTATAAAAAGATTGCACAGGCAATTGCTGATGGTAAGATAGTAGGTTGGTTTCAAGGTAAATCAGAAAGTGGTAATCGTGCATTAGGTAATAGATCAATACTTGCAGACCCACGTAATCCTGATATAAAAGATATTATCAATCATACAATAAAGATGAGAGAAGACTTTAGACCTTTTGCACCTGCTGTATTAGAAGAACACTACAAAGAATACTTTGATACAAGATTACCTAGTCCTTATATGAGTAGAATATGTAAAGTTAAATCAGACAAAGTGCCAGGTATTACTCACGTTGATAATACAGCAAGAATACAAACGGTCAATAAAAAATTTAATGAAAAGTTTTACAATATCATCAATGAGTTTTATAAGATAACAGGTATACCAATGTTATTGAATACTAGTTTTAATTGTAGAGAACCTATAGTAGAGAGTCCTAAACATGCGATAAATACCTTTAACAGGACAGCATTAGATATATTAGTAATTAACGATAAGGTGGTTTGCAAATGAGTATATTTGACACAATGGAAAAAAGACATCACGTCTATGAATATCACAAAAAAAATATACCAGACGAAACGGTAAAAGAGTTATTATGGAAGGCATGGAAAATATCGCCATCTAAACATAACTTTATGCCTTACAAAGTATTTGTATTAGGCCCTAATAAACAAAGAGAAAAAAGTAAGATGTGGAAAAAGTGTCAGTTCAATCATAAACGTGCTGAGGCTGCAGGAGCAAAACTACCTAGAGAGAATCTTTCAGTAAATCCTTATGCTGACAAACCAGAAGAATATACTTTCCGTACTAATCGTGCATATAATCATGTAAAATATAATTCACACTTACTAATTTTTGCTGCTAGAACCTGTAAGTTAAACGGATACATGCAACACGTGGTAAAAAAAGAAGGTCATTATGCTGAAGAATGTGAGATAAGTGAGGTAAGAAATTTAAGAGTTTCTGCTAGTTTTCAAGCAAGTTTATTTGCAGCCAATCTAACTGGCTTATGTATTGAACAAGGTATAGATGTTTCATACAACCTTTGTTTTCCTGGAGAAAGAGAAGCGTGGGACAATATGCCATACTTATGGTATGATAAAGAACAAAGATACGCAATGGTATTTGCAAATATGTCATTAGGATATGGTAAATATTATAGACATCAATGGTTAAAAGATGTAAAATCAGCATATGGTCCTGATTTAAAACCTGAACCAGATGAGGTTATAGAATGGGTATAGTTGATACATACGAAAAAAGACATCATGTCTTTGAATATGAAAAGAAAAACATTCCAGATGAACTTGTAAATGAGTTATTATACAAGGCATGGAAAATTACACCTTCAAAAAATAACTTTATGCCTTATCAAGTAAGTGTAATAGGACCTGATAAACAAGATATAAAAGATGAGATATGGAAAATGTGTGCCTTTAATCATAAAAGAATAGAAGAAGATAGATTTGAAAGAAAAGATGGCGATGATGTTGAATATACAACACAGCGTGGTAATAAAGCAAAATACGAATTTGCAATCAATAAGGCATATAATCATGTGAGATATAATTCACACCTATTAGTATTTAGCGCTAGAGTTTGCAAACCAAACAAATACATGGAGAGAATGATTGAAGAAGAAGGACATTATGCTGAACAATGTGAAATAAAAGAAGTGCTTGAGTTGGTAAGAACAACTAGTTTTGAATGTGGATTATTTGCAGCTCATCTTGCTGGAATATGTATTGAACATGGAATAGATATTTCATATAATCATTGTTTTCCTGGTCAAAGAAACGCATGGGAACATATGCCATTTTTATGGTATGATAAAGATAATAAACATGCAAAAGTATTTGTTAATATGTCTATGGGATATGGCAAGTATTATAGACACCAATGGTTAAAAAATAAAGCAAAAGAAGGTGAGGATATAAAACCTGAAATGAAGGATGTTGTAAAATGGATAAAGTAAAACTAGACAAAATACTTGAACAAGTATTTACACCAGATATTGATGAAATAATATCTAAACAAGATATAATAGGAATGAGGTTGAGTGGTGGTATAGACTCAGCGTTCTTATGTTTTCTTACAATGAGTAAGTACCCTAATAAGAAAATATTACCTATTACAATGTATAACAGATTAAGACCTGCAGCTATGGATGCTGTAGATAATGTTCTTAATGCATTAAGAATTTTAAAACCTGAAAATGAAAATCTTTTGTATTCTGATATTGCATTTTTTGACACGTCTAATTTTAAGAAGACACCAAAACAAATTGAAGATTATGAAACAAAAGGAATAAAATACAATCCTAAAGATACTTTTCAAAGAGAATGGTTTAGAAAACTATGGGACAAGTATAACAGATTAGGTATAAACTTAAATATCTATTTTTCAGGCGAAACTCTAAACCCACCTGTAGAAGAACAACCTAAAATAATTACAGGTGAATGGCGTAAGTTTCCACATGATAGAAACGTTAAAAAAGACAAGTTATGGACCGTAACAGATAGATTTTATTACGGTCATAAAAGATATGAGTTTAAACCTTTTCGTAATATGAATAAAAAACAAGTTGCAGATTGGGTAAGATCACTTGGTTTAGATAAGACTTTATTTCCTGTAACTGAAACTTGCGAAACAGAAATCTTTATGTATGATGTATATGCTAAAGATTTTAGAAGAAAATATAAAAACCCAGGTGCAGAACCTTGTAAAGTATGTTGGCCTTGTAGAGAAAAGTATTGGGCATATGGTTACTATGACTTTAATACACCAGAGGATAAAGACGAGTGGAAATTATAGACTTACAATTATTCAAAAACATTATGGCGGAGGCCAGAAATAATACTGACCTTTTAGATTCGTTTAGCCCTAATCAATTTAAATCAAAACAGAAATTAGTAGATATGATACACAATTATGTTGATATTAATTCTGAAACTGAAATAGTAATATTTGGTGGGTGGTATGGCAGTATATTGATACCAATGTTTAAAGACGTTAAGAAGATTACTCTAATTGATTTAGATGAAGAAGTAATTAATATTGCTAGAAATAGATTATTCAATCATTATAAAAATGTAGAGTTTAGAATACAGGATGTATTTGAGTTTAATAAACTAAATCAATATAGAAGTGCTAATCTCTTTATAAACACGTCTTGCGAGCATATGGCACCTATGAAAGAATGGCCTTTATGGGAATGGGTATTAAGAAAAAACAATCCATACTTTGCATTTACTTCAAACAATATGTTTGGTATACAAGGTCATACTAATTGTGTTAATAATATAGAAGAATTTAAAAAACAATTACCCGATACATCAAAAGTTTTATCTGAAAATGAGGTTACAGATGAAAGAGGTAGTAGATATTTGTTAGTAGGCAAAATATGAAAAGAGTAATATATAGTTTTTACATTGATATACCAAAAGACGAACTTGATATATTTGATAAGAATATATTAATACCAAATAAATCTGTGCCTATCAATTACGTCACAAAGGATGCCTTTAAAGAAAACTATACAAAGTTAGTAGCATGTAAAAGATGGTATGCAAAACAATTAGGCGTAGATTTTAAAATGTTTGAGTATGATATAGATTTTATCTTATACAAAGAAAATATGCAAAGAAAATATCCATACATTACAGCATACAATGTAGTAAATTTTTATAAGATACATTTGTTTTATAAACTTGCTGAACAATATGATGAAATACTTTATTTAGATTTTGATGTTGTACCTATGCATGATGATAATTTTTTTGAGGCATGGGACTTATCAAAAGGTATTGCAATACAACATAATACACACAAAGTTATTCCTATGGATGCTGTAACTGAAAGATCACAAACTATTAGATCGCCAACAGCAAAATATTATAACGCTCAAGCAATGTTATTAGATAGAGGATTAAATCCTAAACATAATGTAGTCAATACAGGTATTGTTGGTGCAAGTAAAGAGTACATACAAAAACTAAAATACTTTGATAACTTTGACTCTGATATGGCAGAAATGAGCAGATTAACTAAAGGCCATGATATGTATCCTAAAAAGATTACAGACTTTTTTGGTTGGGATAATGAAACATTGTTTGCAGTTAAGATAGCAGAAAATGATATACCAATACAATGGTTAAATCAAAAATGGCATTACTTCTTTTCTGATCAAGGTTTTGTACCTAAATCAGTTGTACTATGTCATGCTATCAATAAAAAATTTGACGTTGTTTGGAGAGCATACAATAATGCTTAAAATATGTACGGTATATTTTGAGGGTTTATATCACCCTAACGCAGTTTCAAAATTATACAGATCACTAAAAATAAATAGTACTATACCTTTTGAATTTGTTTGTCTTGCAGATAGAGGTGTGGATGCTGATATTGTTTTACCTTACAATTATCATAGTAACATTAAGAAACACTGGCACAAATTAAAGTTTTTTAGTAATCAATTTGCATATCAATCGCCTGGCGATGATATTATAATTATGGATATTGATCAACAGATTGTTGGCAATGTAGATGATATATTAAACTATCCCGTAGAAGAAGGTGAGTTACTTACATATGATAGTTGGTGGAATGTTAAAACAAATAAATTTGCTGATAGAGTTATAATACCTATCAATGGTGGTTTTTATAAGTTTAAGTCTGGTAGTTTTAATTATATATGGGATGATTTCTCATTAAATCCAGAATACTGGCAATTGCATTACTATAACAAAGGTGATGTTCACTACAAATACTATGGCGAACAAAACTATGTCTATTGGAAACTAGATGAACATAAAGCAAATATTAAGTATCTGCCAGGTGAGTGGGTTGTAAAATATACAAATGAAGATAGACAAAACGTAGAGTTAAATAAAATGTATGCTAAGAAGTTTAATACAGATTATATGATACTAGGTGAACCACACGAAAATATAAAAATAATACACTATTTAGGACCAAGAAATGGAAAAGATATTTAAAGATAAGAAGATGGCAGCTGTTACAAACAGCATGCCTGGTAATGTAGATACCTCTGACTGGTTTAATACTTTATCAGACAAAGGCCTAAATCGTAAAGAAGATCCTAAATCTATAATGAATAGAGCAAAGAAAAAAGATAGTTGGTTTTGTGTTCATCCTTTTGCTGAAATGTTTATTGAACTAGATGGTTCTTATAAGGCATGTTGTCTTGCAGAAAAATCAGGCCATCATATAGCAACAACATCTATTAAAGATTGGATGCAAAGTGATAACCTAAACAAATTAAGACAGCAGATGTTAGACCCTAGTAAGGGCAGGGACGCAATAGATAAAAATTGTATTAGATGTGTTAGTGATGAAAAGAGATATGGTAAATCTCGTAGAACACACCATATGTGGCGAGAGTCTAATAGTAAAGATCGTTGGGATAGAATTGAAAGAAGCGTTAGAATGTTTGAGAAGTCAGGCGTATGGGACTTTGATGAAAGAATAATGCAAATACAATTAAAGTCTTTTGGTATAGAGTGTAATTTAGATTGTCATATGTGTAACCACGACAGCTCATCTATGCGTATTGATATGATGAACAAACATAATGTTTATAGTGAGAAAATGTTTGGGTCTATGGAAAAAACACAAAGAAAGATTAAAATGGTTGAAGATAATCTAAACAAGATAGATAAGAAATCTGTTGTAGAACAAATTAAAGAACTTGCACCATATCTCAATAGTATAAAAATTATAGGTGGCGAACCATTAATTATGAAAAAGTATTTTGATTTTCTAAACGAGATACTAAAGACAGGACATGCTGAACACATAACGGTTAAGTTTCAAACTAATCTTACGAAATTAGGCGAGGGTAATCATAAGTTTATAAACTTTGTGCCTCATTTTAAACAAACATCATTTACTGCCTCTATTGATGGTGTAGGTAAGTATGCAGAATATTTAAGAAGAAGATCAATATGGTCGGAGATAGAGGACAATATTGATTTACTTGCTTCTGATAAGTACAAAGGTAAAGCATATGTTGATGTAAATTCTGTTATTACATGTTTTAGTGTATTGCGTTTTGATGAAGTAATTAAATATTGTGCTGAAAATCCAGGCATAAGAAGTGCTGGTTGGTTAATGATTGAAAGACCTAAATCATTAAGAGTAAATAACTTACCTAAAAAACTGAAAGATAAACTAATACCTAAATATAAGGGATGGCCTGATATACAAGCTGCATTAAGATTGCCAGAAGAACCTGACAATGATTTTCAGGACACACTAAACTATATGTTAAAACAAGACAAGGCATATGTAGGAACAAAATGGGAATCACACTTGTTTGATGTTTTTCCAGAATTGAAAGAATTTTATAATGAATGAAGAAGAATTTAAAGATAAATTAAAAGATAAAAAGATATGGTGGTGTCCTCTGCCTTGGACACATATCTTTTCTAGTTTAAGTGGTAGATATGCACCTTGTTATGACGCATTGGCAAAGACAGGTCATAATATGGAAGATACAACTATACGAGAATGGTATACTTCAGATTATCAAAATAGATTAAGAGAAGAAATGCTCAAAGAAGATTACGATGGTAAGTTTTTTGATGAGCATTGTACAGGTTGTAGAAAACACGAAAAATTATATGGTCGTTCAGATAGACAAAAGTATGTTGAACAGGTATTAGCAGGTACATTTGATAACAAAGTACCACAATTATTAAGAGCGGTATTGAAGTTTCAAAGAGAAGGTAAGATTGATTTAGATGAAAGAATACTAGATATAAAGATGAAGATGTTTGGTAATGCTTGTAATTTAGATTGTTACATGTGTCATCCTAGAAGTGCCAACACAAGAACTTTGTCCTTAAATAGAGTGCTTAAAAATACAGGCAAAGTTTTTGATCCTGATTTAGATCCTAAAGATGGTGAAAGAATGAATACTATGAAACATGATGATGAAGAATATTTAAATGATGTTGCTTCAGTAGCAAAATATACTAAATCAATAAAACTAATTGGTGGCGAACCATTAGTTATGAAAAATCACTATAAACTATTAGACAAGTTAGTACAATCTGGTCATTCAGATGGTATAGGTTTAATATATAAAACAAATCTATCAGTATTTAAAATGGAAGGTTATGACTTCAGAAATTATTTTGGTAAATTTAAAGAATTTATTATGAAAATATCCATTGATAGTTATGGTAAGTATAATGATTATATTAGAAAGAAGTCTGATTGGCCACAACTAATTAATAATATGAAAGTTATGAAAGCAAGAAAAGATTGTAGAGTGAATGTTCATAGTGTAGTATCTTTTTTAAGTGTTTTACATATATGGAAACTACAAGAATTTTTAAAAGAGTTAGGTATAGATCATACTTATTACATTATACAATTTCCTGAGATACTACAAGTTAAAAATTTACCATATGAAATTAAACAAAGACTAATACCAAAATACAAAGACTATCCTAATATTGTAAAATCATTAGAGAAAGAACAAGACAAAGAAGATTTTATAAAAACAATTGAATATTGTCAAGCACTAGATCGTAATCATAATAACTATAAATTATTTGAATTATATCCTGAACTTGAAAGTTACTATAGAAAGGCAAAAAATGAAACTAACATACGGTAATCAAACTATTGATCTCTTTTCAAAAGAGTTATTTTCTGAAACACCAAAGAGTGTAGTTGTAAGTTTATCAGGTGGATTAGATTCATCTTCATTAACATATCTAATTGCTAATTACTTTCCCAATATAGAGATATATCCATTTCATTCAAAAGATGTTGATGGTCCTTTAGATACAGAATGTGCTTTAAATGTTCATAGATTTTTAAAGGGTATGTTTCCACAGATAAAAGAACTAACTATCTTTGATGTAAATACAAGCGATCCTGTATGGTTGAAAAAAGCACAAGAAGAATTAGATTCACCAGAAGGTAAAATAAACGGTGTTCCTAAATGGGGAAATGTTAGAGGTGGATCAAAAGCACTACAAAATAGAAATGCTAGAGAAATAATGAACAACAGATATAATACAATCGTTGCAATGGCTATGTCTATGAACCCACCTGTTGATGTTATGAAAGAGAGAGGATTTTATGATGTTGCAGAAAGAAAAAGAGACCCTGGTAGATCAGACGAAAAGTTTTTAAATCATGGCACTTACATGCCTTATTTACATGTTGATAAAAGATTTGTTGCAGGTGTTTATAAAGAACATGGTCTTATGAAAGAATTATATCCTATGACTAAATCATGTGCATGGGGACCTGAAAGTGGTAATACAAACTATCCAGAACCTTGTGGTAGATGTTTTTGGTGTAACGAAAAGGAATGGGCATTTGAGAATAATTTGTTGTAGATTTGGTAATAAGTTTAATCAATGGCATGTTGATAACTTAAAACATATGATAGACGAATACTCTGGTCTAAAATATGATAGTTTTGAAGTTATAGAAGATGATCTATATGGCAATTGGTTTAACAAGTTTCAAATGTATGATAGATTTAGAGATGGCGAAAATCTATACTTTGATTTAGATTTAGTTATCTATGATAAGTTACCTGATCTTATAAGAAAAGATTTTACACTATTAGATGATACATGGTGGAGAGAACCTGCTCATACGCCTTTGAACTCATCTATAGTATCATGGACTGGCGATGTATCTCACATATGGGATAGATTTAAAGCAACAGATGAAGCCTTTATAAAAAGATTTACAAAAGGTAGTGATGAATGGTATTATAAATTTGCTGATTATAAAACATATGATAAAGTCTGTCCTTCAATTAAAGATTATCTATATAAACAACCACCTCAATTTAGTGTATGCACTTTAGGTCAAATGCACCATCTACAAGAAAAGGGTTGGACTGGTTGGTATTCAGAATACTTTTTAGATAGAGATAGGTAAATTTAAATCATTCATATTTTCACAAATTTTTATGTTAAAACATCTTTCTTTGTAAATTTTTTTATAAAGTGAAGCAAGTCCTAACATATTTCTTTCAAAATCATTAATGCCTTTCTTCTCATACTCGGCACACATAGGTAAATATATTTTAGTTTTATATTTGTGTCTATACCAGTGATAAACACCTATATCTTCTTTATCAAATACGCAACCAGAAGTATTAGCACCTGTTACAATGATTTGTGTATTTGTATTATCAATATCTTTAGGTATTTCATCAACCCAATTAAAGCCATTTGATATGGCCATATGTTTTAACTCTCGTAATCTTAAATCTCTAGGATCAATTTCATTAGTGTAAAATGATATTTGTTTTTTATCAATATGTGATGATGATATAATTTCAGTAAGATAGGAGTATCTTACATTATCGCTATATCTATCTGTGGTCAAGTCAGGATGACCATAGAAGTCAATCAATATGATTAGAGTTTTCACTAACCTTGTACAATTTCAATAGCAGTTTTTAGAACCTCTAGTTTAGTTTTTGCCTGTCTTAACTTCTTTTTGGCTTCGTTATTAGATGACTCACTAATCTCTTTAGTTTCAAAACATGCTAATTTTAATGCAAAGATTTGATCAACATTATCATTGTCTTCAAATAATGCAGTTAAGATTTTAGGATAAAATTTAGTATCTAGTTTTTTGTTTTCAAACTCAAATATAAGACCTTCTTTTTCAGCAATTCTCATAACAGATTTTTCAAACTGCTCTTGTTCAAGTTTGTTTCTTTGATAAGTTGCCTCATGCAATTGATCAATATTCATTTTAGTTTGAAGTGCTACCCATTGAGGATGGCCTTCTTCGTAAGGTATGATTGTAGAATATATTTTACTCTTATCTTCGTTAGTTGTTAGTATCTCAATATTTTTTCTTTCTTGGTCAATGAAGTATGCATTGACAAAATGATCTTTTAGATATTCTTCAGTTATAGTGCCTATCATTTCGGTTCTCCTTTATGTATTCATATAAATTAACTTTTGGTGTCCACCCTATATTATTTAGTAGGGTATTATCAGCAAGGTTATCTAGTCTTTCGGTTTGTTCTCCCACGACCCTTTCACAATCTATACCAAAGTGTTCTATTAACTCTATAAGATTGTTTGTAGTACCAGAACCTATATCTGTAATACCCTTAACGTTTGATTTAATCAAACTATCTATCGCTCTCACTAAATCGTCAACGTGTATAAAATCTCTACTATGATTTGTGTTAATGTAAGGAACATCATTTCGTAGTATTCTTGGTATTAACATACTCTCTCTAGCATTAGGACCATATACGGTTGTAAATCTCATACCTACACTATTAGGTGGTGCAATCTGTTCAAGGCTATACTTACTCATTGCATATGGATTTTTCCATGGCTCGTGTGCTGTTGATGAACTTGCGTATAAGATTCTTGTATCTTTGAAATATTGAAATAGTCTTTGACCTGCAATTACATTTTGTTCCCAATATTCTGTTGGTCTACCTAGACTATCTCTAACGCCAGATAAACCAGCAAGATGTATAACTAAATCTACAGAATATTTTAAGTCGCAGGAAAGTAAATCATTGCCAGACTTTTTGTCTATGCAAATTACTTTGTGACCTTGTTCGTTTAAGAATTTATTTAAGTGTTGACCTATGAAGCCTTCACTACCTGTTAATAATATATCCATAATATAATTTATAATAGAAATAATTATCTATTATGATTTGTTAATTCGTAAAAAGTAAGTAGCTGCAGTTGTTGCCGAACCATTAGGAAACTCCTGTGCTCTATAGTCATCATTGTTTACTTGTCTTGTTTGATAGTTACCAGAACCATTTAAAATAGTATCTGCCATACCAGAACCTCTTGTGTTACCAGAACCAGAAGAACCGATGTTGTAACTTAAAGAGAAACCATCACCAGATGATACTGCTGTAAATTGCATCCATTCTTGTAATAGTGAATTGAAAGCAGCAGTTGTAAATTCTTTGATGTTATTAGAACCATCTAAAAAGTATGGTTCAGTATATGAAATTTCAGAACCAGTAATTTTATGTAAGTAGTAGTTTGTAATAGTTGTAGGTTGGTCTTGTGTTTCAGGAATTGAACCTGCTGAATAAGCACTTGTATCTGCTCTTGTATCTGTAAAGATTGCTGTTGATGATACTAATGTTGATCCAGAAACAGATGTACTTGTTGAAACGTGATAAGTACCACCTTGTTGTGTTCCTGTTGAACCAGAAGCCAATAGATTAATCGCTGGGTGTAAAAATGTATCTTTTACATCCGTTAAACTCATTGCTTGTATTTGTCCTGATGAATTGTAATATACAGGCCAAGTCTTACCAGTATCAGCTGTTGGTGATCCTGCTGTTCTTGTTTCACTTACTTTGTCGTAAGTAACGGTTACCGTTTGTGGCTCTTGTGTTGTTCCTTCACTTGGGAATGAACTTGCACTTGTTGATTGAGCACCTGCTTGTTTTCTAGTGTCTGTTATAGCGTCAAGTGTACCACCTGAACCGACAACGGATAATACTACACTAGGGTCTAAAGAATACTGATAAACACATTGATCTACGATCTCATCAACCTTTGTTGAATCCATCTCTCGTAGATTTCCGCCATCTACATATAAAGGTTTTACTACTGCCATAATTTCCTCTTTTAATTTTCTGATACCTTTATTTCAAAGTACCTTTCTTCTATTTATACGTTCTAAGCGCCTGCACCAAACAAAGTTTTAACTACCGTTCCACCTGAGTTTAAAATCTGCAAGGTTACTACACTTTTTAATTGATCTTGCCCGATAGCGTCATTGGCCATATTGGCTTCTGCGACCGTATCAGCGGCAATCATTGTACCTGTAACAACAGCACTACTACCTGTAGTGACTATCGTACCTGTTTCATTAGGTATTGTTATTGTTCTATCTGCTGTTGGTTCTACAGCTTTTATTAGAGTTTCAAAGTCGTCTTGTGATGATCCTTCAAAGACGATACCAGCTTCAGTTGGACCAGCTGATGTGTAAAAGAACCCACTAGTTACTATATCTTTAGCGCCAAAGTCAACAAATGTTTGTGAACTTGATATATTATCTGCTGTTAATGTCTTACCAGCAGAAAGTGATAAGTTATCATCAACCGTTACGGTAGCGCCTGAACTTGCAATTGTGCTACTTGCAAACGTTATACTGCCTAAAGTATGTGTACCTGAACCACTAGCAGTAAAGTTACCAGCGATAGTTACATTATCTCTTAATGCATATGTAACCGTATCTGTTGCTGAAACCGTAGGTACTATCTGATTAGCTGCACCTGCAAATGTGATAGTTTGAGCATTTGAAACAGATTGTGTATTTGAACCATCGGTAATATTAATCGCAAGTGATCCTGCAATTTGACTTTGTAATTCATTAACAGCACCTACAATAGATGTTGCTGAAATAGCACCACTTAAAGTTGCTATATCACCAAAGTCTTGGGAAGATAGAGCATTAAACTGCGTTCTAAAGTCTTCTAGTGTTTGTGTTGCTGATATTGTTCTTGCAGCCATTATTGTTTTTTAATTACCTCTTTTAATAACTTTTTAATTTCAAAAAAATCTTGTTTTAAAGTATTTATCTCTCTTATAGCACATCTTAATTCATCACTTTGAGAGTTACGTGACCTTACTCTTTTCATATAAAGTTGATATTCAGACTTATTAACATTTACAATTGCGTTAGAGTTTGTATCCCTTACTAAATTTGTATGGTTTTCTACTCTAATTCTAGCCATTAGACTGCTAACGCAATTCCTCTCATATCTCTTAATACTGGTGGATATGCAGAATTGGTTCCTTTCATAACTATTTTTAATTGAAA